GCGGATCAGGCGCACCCGCACCCCCACAAACCAGCCATGTCAGCCAAATCGCACCACCCACCGAAACTAAAAGGGTCAAGCGCACGGCGAGGATCACGGTAGCGACGTTCAGCGCGCCCAGCACGCCCGCTTTCCAGCCGGCCCGGTGGACATATTCCTGACTAAGCGGCGTCGCCGTCGTCTGCGCCGTCGTCGTCTCGCTCGAACCAGTTATCATCTGGCTCAGGCTCGGATTGGGCGACGGTGGATCGGGGAGCCTTCTTTCGCCCACGAGGGTCATGGGCCTTGAACGCGGTGGCGTATTTTCTGACGGACGATCCGGCTGTGCCATCGTCTCCAACCTTCTCCTTACGCAATTGGACAAACACGTATTGGATGCGGGCGATAGCCATGAGCGCTTGGAAGCGCTCTCTCAAGGTGACATGCTCGCCCTCTTCGAGTTGTTCCAGCAATCGTGCCACTTGGCGATAAATGCGGACATTGACCTGGAGCGGGTCGGTCCTGACTTCGAGGTTATCGCTCGGCTGGCGCTTGGGTTTGGGCATCCGGTTCCTCTGGGGGTGGCGGTGCGGCCCGTCGTGGGACCGTGATCATCGGCCGGTCACTGGTGGCGCGTCCGGCGATAACACCTTCTGTCGGTGCAGCCCAGCCCAGGAACCGGCCGCTGGTATCGAATATCGCGCGGCCGAATTGGTTCAAAGCCCGCCCAGGCACGGTGTGATAGTGCCGGCTCACGCCGCCAAAGGCGTGCGGCAAGAGCAGACCAGCAGCACCGCCAAGGACCTCATGGCCGCCACGCCCGCCGAGCAGAGCGCCCAGGGTAGCCGTTGGCGCATGCCGCGCTGCCCAGCCGCCGACTTGCTTGGCGGTTTCGCTGCGCAGTGCCCGTCCGGCGGCCTTGCCACCAAGTGCGGCACCGGCCCCGGCCTCTGCACCTGCAGCCGGATCGTCAGAATTGGCGATAGCACCCCCGGCCGCGCCCTTGATCCCGGCCTCGGCCGCCCTAGCGGCAGCTCGTGCCGCGCCGTGGGAGCGCGGCGCATAAGACACCGTCGGCATGTGGCCCATCATCCAGCGGCCGCCAGCGCCGATCGGGTTCACCCAAGTCGGGACTTGCTGCACTCCTCGCCGAAACAGCGGTGCATAGCGTGCCGCTAGCGCTTCCAATCCCAGCGCCGGCATCAGTGCACTCAGGACCGTATCCATTGCCCCGCTGCCGATATACTCGGCCGGGCCTTCGGGCTCGGCAGTGGCAAATTCTTCGGCCCGCTGTACGCCGGGGATTTGCTCGATGGCTTGTCCCAGCGTGTTGCGCACACGGGTCGGCAGTACTTGACCGGCGAGCTTCGCTGCGCCGCGGCCAAGGCTCACCGCCTCACGGGCGGCTCCCTGACCGGCGGCTTCTTGCCAGCCCATTTCGTCATAGGTCGGTGCGCGGCCGGGCGTGATGTGGCTGCCGCCAAGAAACTCGCGAATTTGTTCCAGCACGCCGGGGCTCGGCGGATAGCCGGTCGCCTCGCCCGCTCCCGCTGAGCCCGGTTGTGTGGGAGTGCCTTGCGGAGCAACGGTGTGGCCGCGCGAGCCGAGAAACGAGTTGATCTCGTCGTCGCTCCACGCGGGTGTTGTTTCCTTCTTCGGCATTATTGTCTGATCCCGAACTCATGCAGCAATTGCGGCAAGCGTGGATCATTGGGATTATTCTTGCGCATCTGCTCAATGGTGGCGCGTAAGCCTTCCCATTGTTGTTTGGTCATCGGCTCGTATTGTTGTTCCTTGGTCATCCACTTCGGCACGCGGGCGCGCTGCTCCGGCGTCGTCTCGATGGATTTTAGTTCCGGCAATGCGTCCTTGTCGAACACACCCGTATTTGGATTGCTGCGCGAGAAGTCGCTGAATATGGTTAGCGCCGTCTGATCCATCGACGGCGGCGTGTCGCTCATGCCGGTTTGATTATGATAGACGCCGATTTGTTGCTCCATTGTGTGCAGTCCGCCAATGGCGGCTTGCCGCACCAGCGTACGCAGTTGCGCCTTGCCGCCATAGAGTGGAGCCTCGCGCAGAAACTGCTGTACCGGCGTGACATTGACGCGCCCGGTCTGCATGAAAATCGTTTCTTGAGCAAAGGATCGTAGCGGCTCGTTGAGCGCAGCGAATTGCGGATCGCTGGTCCAGCCCTGCGTCTTCCACTCGTTCAAGACGTTGGTCGGGATATTACTGTCCTCGGGAATTTTCAGGCGATTAATCGCCGCCTCCAAGATGACCATCTGCGTCGAGGCGCGGTTGGCGGCCTGAAGTTGCTGGCTCTCGCGTGAGTTGGCGTTGTTCCAGACCTGATGGAATTGATGGTAGCTGCCCTGGTTCCAGCCCGGATAGACCTGCTGGGCCAGCGTGATCGCGTGCCGGCGCTGACCGCCCGCTTGCTGGATGCTGGCGGGATCGAGCCGCAGGTTTTTCAGGTTCTCGATGTCCTCCGCCGTCTGCGGATTGTTCTTACGGATGTCGTCAAGCTTCTGTCGGGCGAATTCCTCCTGATTTTGACCCTCGGGCGTTGGCATCGCGGCGATGCGGTCGATATTGTGGCCCAAGATCGCCTGCACTTGGCCGATGGCATTGTCCGGTGCGCCGCCCCTCTTGTGCTCCCATAAGTCGGGCTCGCCGTTCATGCGCCGCCGCGCCTCTTGCAGCACGCCCCAGCTCTCGCTTGGAGGGCGGCCCAGGCCTTGCATGATCCGCTTCTCGTATTCGTTGGCCTGTAAGGTCGGGTCGGACTGCTCCTTGGTCGGTGTCTGTGGTGCTTCGGGGCCGCCGCGACCGGGTAGCTGCGCCGGATCGATGCCGAGAGCGCCGCCGCCGCTAAGCGCGCCGCTGGAACGCCCACCCATCGCATCCCATTCGCGTTGTTCGCTATCGACATCGGTGACCTTGCGGAGTTGTGTCGTGGCCGCAAGCTGACGGCGCATCTCGGCGTCTTCCCAATTCAGCCATTCGGCAACGCCGCGCAGCCCACGCGCATCGTAGGCGGCTTGCAGGCCGGGATGTTGCAGCACGCGAATGTAGTCCTGAACGCGCCGCTCCATCTCCTGTCGCCGCGACGGGTCCATCTCCGCGATTTTGAGTAAGGTGCCGAAGTTGGTCAGGTATTGATTGTGCTGCTCCATCGCCGCTTCGCTTTTCAGGATCATCTCGCGCTGGCGAATTTCCAGCCCGCGCAGTGCGGCGGCGGTGTAGTTGCGGCTGAACTTGCCCTGCGAGATCGCGTCGAGGATCGCTGCAAATGGCGAAGCGAGAAAGCTCCCTTGGCTGTAGAGTTGCCCGGCACCGGGCGCGGCGTATTGCGCGAGCAGATGGCCGCTGTCGCGGATTTCGCCGTAGGCTTCACGCGGTTGCGGCATGTCGGGGCCGGGGGCAAGGCCCGGATACGCCTGCGCCATCCGCACCGCATTCGGTGTCTGCCCCCATTCATCAGGCCCGCGATTGGCGGCGGGTCGCCGATAGTCCGAAGGCGCGAACACGACCGGTGGATAGGTAGCGTCAGCAGTGTCGGCATTCGGGTCCGGCGTCTTGTCCTTGGTCTTCGCCACGTCGCCCAAGTCGACATTGCTCTCCAGCCCGGCCGGTATGCCCCCGCCCGCCTCTAGCGAGGCGACCTGATTGGAGATCGAGGCCGGGTTGGTAGCTGATTGCGTGAAGCTGCGCGGGTCGGGCGGGCCGGCGGCCGGGTCGCCTTGCGGCTGCGGGGCCTGATAGGGTTGCGGCGGCGGCTGTTGCTGCTGCTGCCGGTCGCGCGCCAGCGATGCAAGATCAGTGAAGCTCATTGCCTACCTTATCGAACGGTAGCTGTAGCGGCCACGGCTTGGGGTCCACTGTCGTCGTGCGCGCCGTGTCGTCCTTACAGGTCGGCAGACAGCGGGCAAACGAACAAATGCTGTAGCCGGGAATGGCGCAATGGGTCGGATTGCTGAAATGAGCAGTCAGCATCGCCATCATCACCGCCAGCAGGACTATTCCCGTTGCTACCGAACCTGCTTTGGTCATCTGGGCACTCCTTCGCGTCGTATTTTGCCTAGCCATTCATGTCAGCGTCCACTCCGGTACGAGCGGCGGTGGCCTTAGCCGCTCATTCGGGATCGGACGCGGTTTGGCGCGGCCGCGCCCGAATTGCCCGCCGCGGCGCGGGTTGGTCGGAATCGGACGTCCCGGAGTGCCCGCCAAGTCCGGGCGGTTCTGAAAATCCTCTGCTGTCGAGGGACGGTAAACCTGACCGGGCGGGGCCGCCATCATGGCTTGACGTCGCCGTATCTGGTTCAGGGTGGGGTTGTTGCGGCTCTCGGGAAGTTGCCGCCAGCGCATGTCACCCGGATCGCCGCGCGGCGTCGGCGGCGGCAAGTCCGGCGGCCAGGGTGCATTGGGCGGGGCGTTGCCCGGCAAAGTCATCGGTGGTGCGGGTGCCGCACCGGCTGCGCCTCCTGGGACACGCGGCGGGTTCATGCCACCGGGCGTGTAGGGCGACGGACGGCCTTGCGCGTCGCGCCAGTCGGGACGCTGAGCCGATCCCTGATTGCGCAAGTTCTGGAAACGCTTGGTTTCGATATTGTAGCGCACTCGGTTGTTGGTGTTGTTGGGTAAGCCTCTGGCGGAGAGCCATTCCTCATAGGTCGGCACGCGCCCTGGTGCCGCTCCGGTGGCTCCGGTGGGCGGGCGTGTTGCGGGTGTTTCACGTGAAACAGGCCCGCCCGTCGCAGACCCCGGCGGCAGCGGAGCCGTCGAGACAGCACCGGGGGCCATCGTCGCGCCCGGAATGAGGTTGGGCGACGGCGGACCGGCTGGGGTCAGGGGGACCGCAGTCCCCGGTCCCGGAGGTGGTCCAGACGGTTGCCGTGTCGGCAGCGCACCGGACGAAGGGATGCCTCGAACGGCCGGTGTGACCGTATTCGTGGGCGGAAAAGCACCAAAACCCTGCTGAACACGCTGCGATGCGCTCGTCCGACCCTGAAAATCGCCTTTAAGGGTCCGGTTGACGTCCCCAGGAGTGACAAAATTCGGGTTTTGGGCCTTCAATTGGTCGATAAAGCCCTGAACAGCGCCTCTGAAATCGCCTTTCAGGAGCTTCTGGATCGGACTGAGTTGCTGCGGGGGTGGAACCGGCTGGGTGGGTGCCGTCCCGGCCGCGTTATTTCCACCAGCGGCGGCAGATTGTGGCGAAACTACGGCAACGCTGCCTGGATTGTTTGGATCGACATACTGCGCCGCCGTCCCGACTTGGTTGGGTGGCGGCCCGGCCCCATAAGCTGCCTGCGCGGCTAGGCTTGGGTTCAGGTAGGCATTGGCTGTTTCGAGAGCGCCGGGTGGCACTGCCCCCGTTGCGCTGCGAATGAGTTGGTCGGCCGTCATCGGCCCTTTGTAGCCGCCGATGCGGGTGCCTTGCGCTTGGCTTTCGATTTCCTCTGGCGTCTGCGGCGCTTCCGGGGGAGGCTCGGGCGGCGGTGTAGCAGGTGGCGCAGGGGTAGGAGTGCGCGGCGAAGTCTCGGTGCGCGGCGATGGACTTGGCGCAGGTGCCGGAGGGGCTGGTGACGGTGCTGGTGCTGGCGACGGTGCTCGCGATGGCGCTGCTGGCGCAGCACTAGGGCTGTACGGCGGCAGCGGGCTCATCGGGCTCGCCTGATAGCCGGGCTGCGTCGTGTAGGTGTTGCCGTAAGGGTCCTGTCCTGACGGGGGATTGGGATTTCCGCCGCGCCATGCGCCTTGGTTGCCCTGATTGCCACTGAACCAGCCCGTGCTGCCTTGCTGGCCCGGCTGGCCACCGGCCGACATGTAAAGCCCCCTGTAAGGATCGCCCGGCGACTGCTGCCGCTGCCCTGTCAATGCAGTGACGAGTTGATCGAGAAGGCCGCCGCCGCCTGCGCCGCCGGATTGCTGTCCGCCTTGGGCGGTTGTGGCCGGCGGAGCGGTCGTCGTCTGTGCGGTCGTCTGCGCTTGTGCGGCCGGGCTCTGGGCGTAGGACCCTGTTGACGGGGAAAAATCCTGGCCCGTCGTTCCGGTATCCATTGTGTTGGTATTGAAAAGATCGGACGTTGCGCTGGTGCCGACGTCGGCATTGGGCGGACCGCCGAATTCCATACCGACCGGGTTCTCGCCGCCGCCACCTCCGCCGCCACCTCCGCCGCCACCTCCACCGCCACCTCCGCCCAGCATGCCGCCCATCAGATGCCTCCTAATGCGCCCGCGAGGCTCCCGATGCCGCTGAATGTCTGGCCCTTCGCTTGGGCGGAGCCAGCGGCCGCCGAGGCGGTCTGGCCTAAATCCTGAAATTGCGCCTCGCCAAGTGCGGCTTGAAATTCTTGCGGGATATTGGTCCAACCGGGCAACGCGCCTTCCTCCATCTGAAGCGCAGTCGGCCCCGTGCCGCGCGCACCACCAATCGTTGGTGTGGTGCCGGAGCCGGGAATGCCCGGGACTGCACCGGACGTTGGCCCAGACGGCGTTGCGCCAGTCTGACCCAAGCCGAGTTGCGCATAGCGGTTGGCCATTGTCTCGATGGACAATGCGCCAAGGTTCCGGGCATCATTTGATGCTTGGCCGGAGATTTGGCCGACCGTGTTGCCGCCGCCGCCCATCAGATACCTGCCAATCCGCCAAGCCCACCAAGCAGACTGCCGACCGCACCGACGCCGGAGCTTACCGCTCCTTTCTGCGCGTTGGCGACTTGCTGATTGGCGGCACGCTGCGCGTCGCTCTCGCGCACTTCCTGATAAACCTTGTTGGCTTCACCACCGATATTGGCGGCGGTGTTCATGGTCGAAACCGGGACACCGGAATGGGCGAAGGCTTGATTATTGGCGGTGACGTTTTCGCCATAGGTGTATTGATTGTATTGATCCATGAGGTTCGTCAGGCTGTCCGACGCCCCGCCGAAGCCGGTCATGGCACCGATGTTACCGCCCATCACTCGAACCTGTAGACATAGCGCGGATGAATTTCAGTCGCTTCGAGCCGCCACGCCAGTTGTTTGAGATCAACCGGCGTGTCGGAGGCTAGCGCCCAGGTTTTGCACTTGCGCATGCGCGCCCACTCGCGTGACGCACGGAGGAGCTTCATCGCTTCCCAGCCGTGACCTTCTTCGGCGCAGATGAAAGCGACGTTACAATTGAAATCCGAAGGCAGCCACGGCAACACCGCGAGCGCCGAAATGCAGAATGAGTTCGGCATCCGCTGAGGCAAGAACAGCAGCGGCTCTTTCAGGACCCTGTTGCGAAACCATAGCTCGGTTGAGATCGGGTCGTATCTGCTGTCGTAGCGGCGCTTGCAAATATCCCAAAGCCACGGAATGTCGTTCTCGGTGAGCAGCCACGGGTCTACCAGAATGGATAGATCACCGGGGCTACCGTTGTCCACCACCACGGGTTCGACACGTTGGCCACGCCCGGCGGCGAGCCCGCTGTCGTTGGAGCCGTTGTGGGCAGCGGCAGGATCGCTTGGTCCGCTATGTGATGCTCTTCGAAATTGATGAAGGTCCACCATGCTCGGCTCGCTGGGTCACCCCCTACCCCTTCTATCAAAATCTGCGTTTGAGGAATACCAAAGGTCCCGCCGCTCAACGAATTGGCCTGATTGTAGGGCGGATGCGTGAAGGTTAAAGCGGCATTGGTCAGTGTCGTCGGCTGATTGGTGGTGTAGGTGCCGGCCCCACCGGGGCCGCTGACGATTGTCGTGCCAGCCGGGACGCCAGTGCCGGCAACGGTCGCTCCCACCATGATCGTATTGGTTACAGCAGTCACCGTCAGCGTGGTTGTCCCCGTCGATGTGCCAGTGCCACTGGCTGTCGGCGGCGTAACCACGGTGATGCTGTAACCATTGGCGTAATTCGACGGCAGCGTTCGGTTGAAATCGTTGTGCGCCTGCTGATGCAGCAGGTTCCACATTCCAGCGGGAAGGTTCGTCTCCCACGGCGGGTCGAGCAGATACGGCAAGGCTGAAAATCGCGTGAGTAATTCCATCACCGCAAAATACTGGCGGTGCGACATCATCTGCTCGAAGTTGTAAAGCGGATCGTCCGGGTTGAGCAGGATAGCAGTCGGCACTAACGGCTTCCGTTGCGGCTATTATTGCGGGCGTAGCTGCGCTTGATGCCGGCGATGTTGGAAAAATCGCGATACTGCTGCCGAAGACCAGCACCAATATTTCCGTAGCCACCCCTCGTCCTGCTTCCTAGCCACGCATTGCGGTCTGTGCCGTAGCGAATATTACCACGTTCACCACTCGCTGTTCTTGCCGCCTGTCTGTCCCAATAGCCGCTGTCGTCTGGCATCAATCCCTCCTGCTCCTGCGCACTTCCCGCGAGATCAGCGTCGAGCCTTCCTGCGGCGGCGCGCGGGTGTCCGATGTCCCCATCGGGTCAAACCCTCTTGGTGTGACGCGATCGACGCCGAAATCGGAAGTACCGTTGCGTAAAGCCCCTCTTGGTCCGACGCCGGGGCTCGTCCCCATCCGCAAAGGACCGGCGAGTGAGCGATCTGATCTCAGCGTCCCGTCCGCCGTCTGAAAGCAGGCTATTGGGGCCGATGGTTCGGCCCCTGACCTCGGCTGTCTCTTCGGCCATTCGCGTTGGTTCTCTTTACTCATCTAAGCTTTGGCTCCTGGTGGCTTGCTCGGTGTCGGCACACCGGGATGGCTCTCCGATGGCACGATTGCCACGATCCAACCTGTCTGCGGGGACCAAGCCGTCTTCACGTCCCAATTTTCTAGGACTTGCGGCTTCTCGGGCTCTGGCGGGATCACAATTGGATGCGTCGGCACTCCTGGCGAAGGCCAAATGCTGGGCGGAATGTAGATCGGGTGCGCCGGTACACCGGGAATAGTTGCGGGCGGCAGATAGATCGGCGGCGTTGGCATCGGCACGTTACCGCCACCCCAGATGCCGGGAGGTTGTCCGGCTGAAGGCGGACGCGGCGGCCAGATTTCCGGCGGATAGTAGATCGGCGGCGACACCACACCCGCAGGCGGCCAGACGGTTGGAGGCTGACCGGCAGAAGGCGGACGCGGCGGCCAAATCTCAGGCGGGTAATAGATCGGCGGCGTGACGACACCGACCGGCGGCCAAACCCCCGGCGGCTGTCCAGGCCCAGGCGGCATCGGACCACCACCAATGCCCAAACTAGGATCATACACTTCACCGATTATAACAACTGGCCTTCCTGGCATGTGAAATCTCCTTGGTTGGGGGCAATTTCCACATTCGTCTTATCTTTCGGTATCGTGACGTTGCGATAACGGATGTTAGCAGCGCGCAAGGCCGCGATGACCTCGTTCAGGGCGCGGACGATATAGACCTTGACTCCGACTGCCTGTAGCTTGGCGTGGGTCCCGCGCTGCGCCGACGACAATGAGTTGCCGCCGATTTTTAGTTCCAGTCCAATCACTCTGTGTGCATCAAAGATCAGAATATCGGGCATTCCGGCTTTCATGCCCTTTGCCCGCAGTCGCCCTGATGTTGCTTTACTCAATCGCCCGTATCCGGCTGGGAACGTCGTGTAGAACGTCGGTGGGGCCAAACAGACATCAAGCAGTTGGGCGACCGAGATGTGAAACTCATCTTCGGTCGCCGAACCGGGAAGCGTGAGAGATTTCTCTTTCACCTTCGTGCGCTCCTGACCGGACCGGTCCGGGCACCGGGCCGGGGAGATCGCTTGGCTCCGCCCTTCATGCGGTAGCCGCCGCGCCACCCTCGCCAATCGTGCGGCCATGCACCATTTGACCAGGGCTCGCGACACACCGGGCCAGTGCGGCCCGGTGCTTTGTCTTGACGGGCCATTACATCCGCCCGCGTCTGCCGCCGCGGCCTTGTCGGTGTCCACGGTGACGACGTATGCGCGTCGTCGGTTTGTGGAGCCGTCCGGCCTTACCGGCGGGGTCAACGCGGCTGCGTGGCCCGAGATACGTACCTCGTGCCATCAGAGCCTCCGTGTTTTTCGAAGTGCAGCGCGTTTCATGAAAGAGCCCGGCCGAAATCTAAAGCTCGGGGTGCGGAAGTTACGCATGGCCTTGCCATTCGTTTGCTTACGCATCTGATCAGAGAACGGCCGAAGCTTGATCATTAGCGCCCGTGCCTTCTGTGCTTACGGGCTCTGATGCGGCGGGCACGCCTAGTTTGTTTAAGGCGCTTGCCGCGTGCCATCGGAGTTATCTCCTTCGGCGACGCCCACCGCGCCGACGCCTGCGTCCACGTCTAGCCATGCTCTTCTCCTCTTGCGAGTGTGTGCGGCTATGCACCGAACAGGGTGCGGTTCTCTGCACCTATGTGCAGCCGTTCGATGGTAAAATCGGGCGAGAGCGATTGCAAGTCTACCGCTCCGGCAATGCCCGCACCTTCGGTGCGGCAAGGCTCAAAACCAAAGGGCTGTCCTTGGGTTAGCTGAAAGGCGACTTCTTGTGTGCCGCCGGGAACGCCGCCGCGGGTGTGCAACTGGCCAGTGATGCCGACGCCGCCGCCGAAATTGTCGTGGCATTCAAGGTATAGCCGCTTCCAGTTCTTGATCATCAGTTGATTAATGCCACTCCCACGCAAAAACTTAGTAGAAAGGCGCTTAGCAAGAGCAGGGTCAGGCTGAGCAAAAAGCTGATAGAGATTTGTGCCGTCAGTACCGTAAGGCGTAATAACGCTGTCTTGCTCATAAGCGCCGATATGCGTGAGGTTGAGGTTCTGCGATGCTACTGACCAAAATTCGTTCTGGGTCGGATGCCACATCAGCAACAGGTTGCGCGCCACACCCCATGGATCGGTAAACATGCCGTTGCAGAGCAAAACCTTGAAGCCGAACATCGTTGCCGGTGCCATTGTCGGCAAGAATGTCGAGACATCAAGTGTATTGAAGATGTTGGTGACGCGTGCGCCGATTTCGCGCGCCTCGCCGCCGCGCGTCTCGTAAATTCCCGCACCGTTGAAGGTCTGCATGTAACGGCCGATGCGGCCGACCGGGCGCGGGAAGCGCTGCCCGACTTGCGGATCGATGTTCTGATAATTGAGATTGGTGACGAACGGGTCCTGCGGCGTGCCGTTGCCCGAGAGCTGCACATTGGCGATCAGGTCGATAGAGCTATCGCCGAAGCAATACAGATAGCCAGAAGAGGCGGCGAGATCGTTGAACGTGTAGGTCAGCTTGTTGCCGAAATACCCGAAGCTGCCGCCCCCGTCCGTAGTCGAGAAGTCGGCTCCGTTCGACGGAGCGCTGAATGAGATAACGTCTTTCCCGGCGACGAAAAGACGGGCTTGATACACTTCCAGGCAATAGATACCGGGCAAGCCGCTGGGCATGGTGAAGGCCGGCGGCCCCGGGGCCTCCACCGCGTTGGTCAGCCAGTCCGGTGCCGGGTCACCTGGCGAAGAGAGCGTCGTCCCGTCCCAAGCATACAATCCCTTGGGTGAGCCGAATAGCACGCCGCCCTGTTGCCCCAATATGTTGCCGAAGAATTGCGGTCGCCACACCACAGCACTTGCCCAATATTGCGGCGTGATCGGTTCCCATGGATTGGTGGTGGTGGCTGAAGTAACATGAGTGACCGTTCGGGTGTTTAAATCGACTTGGTCGATGGCACCATTAGAAAGAAACATCCAGCCTAGCTGACCCGGCGGCGGGACGTTGAACTGACCCGTCTCATTGCCGATAAAGCCGAAAAACATGCGCAAAATTGTCGTGCCGGAAGGTGCGGTATAAATCGCCGGGCCGTGACCCCAGCAACTCCGTAGATTGCCCGGACCAATGGCAAAAAGATTTTCATTCCACCATTCTTCATTGTCATCGATGCTGCCGCGCTGGCCCTGTTGGTTCAAGCCCTTCCACTGATCGAGGGTCTGTAGCTCGAACGATAGTTGATTGTCGGTTTTGACGACCACTAGGCGCTCCTGATGGCCGCGCCATAAGCCGTCTGGATCATTTGCGGGCAGACAACGGATGCCGCGAACGGCATTTCGCTGTTGAAAGCTTGTGCCATTGCCTGTGCATCCTGCGTGCGCTGTTGCTGCAACAGGCAGAGCACGGCGGCGTAGAATGACACCGCATCGGTCCAAGGATAAGGGATGATTTCAGGATCGTTATCGGTTAGCAGGTTCTCGGGGATGCAAGTCAGATCGACTTCCATCGGCAGCGCTTGGCTCGGGATCGGCGCAAGATAGACGCTGCCAATCGGACCCTCGTTGAACTGCGCCCACCAACCCGGTTCGGAAATAGTGCCTAAGAAAGTCCGGCCATAGATGCGAAAGCGGGCTTGAAAATCGGTCCACACGATACGCCGCCAGAGCGGCTTCCATGCTCCGCCAGCTATGATCCAAGTGCCGTCTGTTTCCTGCTGCCACTTTCCGCCGATAGAGACTGCGAGCGAACGACAGGCAAGAATATTCTTGACGCCGGGCATCTGCTGCTGGACGAGAGCGTTCCAGGCGGAGAACTGATAGACCTCTTTGTTAGAAGCGGTTTGCACTCCCGGAGGGATTACGCGCAGACATCCGCTTGCCGCGGCTATCCTTCGACGGCTGCGGTTGATGTAGGTGTGAAGGGTTGTCTCCGGGAAGAATTGTCCCTGCTGATCGTTCAGAAAGTTCCTCGTGTCCGTTACGTACTGCGCTAACACTGCTCGGTCTCCCTGCACCCGGAGGGTTCGGGTACGTCGGCGGACCGGGGCCGCTGCCTGACGGACCGGGCAATCCCCAAGTCGCGCTGAGAATAATCGGCTGCGTCCCTGTTGTCATGGGCGGGGGCACGGCAGTCCAAACGCTGGTCGGACCCCACGGTATCGGGGCGAGCGTCGGCACAGTCCAAATTGTGGTGTTGATGTTTGCTGGCCCGACCGGCGTCACGCCGGGGTAATAGAAAGGCGGTGCGCTGAAAGCTGGGAAAGTTGTTGTGACCGTCAGCGCGACGTTCGTTAAAGTCGTGGCATTGTTGGTAACATAGACACCGTTGCCGCCAGTTGTGCCGCTGGTCTGACTGACGATGTGAGTATTGGCCGGAACACCTGTGCCGGTAATCACTGAGCCAACATAAATCGAACCGCCGGCAACATTGCTGATCGTCAGGCTCGTGGTCCCGGTCGAATTGCCGGTGGCGGTCGTGCTGCGGACAACCGGCTGCGTAATCCCGGCGACCGATGGCGGCACGCCAGCCGCCGCGACAGCCGGGCCCACCAGAGGGCCAACTGGAACAGCGCCGATGGGCGGCGGTGTCGGTGGCGGAAAGGTCGGGACAGTCTGAGCCGCGCCAATCGGCGGCGGCGGAATGATCGGCACGAAGTCGGGAAAGAACACCGCCGCGCTGGTCGGCGTGAATGTCAATGCGACGGCGGTCAGCGTCGAATTTGCGCTGGTCGTGTAAGTCCCTGCACCACCGGTTTGAGGGCCGGCGGTGACCTTCAGACCGGCCGGGACGCCCGTGCCGGTAACGGTGGACGGGATGTGGATGATGCCGGTAACGGCACTAACGGTCAGCGCGGTGGTGCCGGTAGAGGTGCCTGTGCCTGTTGCTGGGGCGGGGGCTGTTGCTGGTTCAATGCTGTCCATGTGCCACCGTTCCAATGTTCAACGTGAGGCTGCCACCACCATCCGGGCGGCCCCCATCCGGGACCCCATCCAGGGCTGGGCGGGCCCCACCCTGGGAACGGCGGCCTCCGTCTGGGGTGCGGTATGCCCGTGATTAATCCTGTTCCCGATGCGCGGGTCTGACTTTCAAACGCCCGCGGTCGGCGCGGGAATGGCCATCCCGGTGTCATCCACGAATAGGGCGGATCAAGCGATGATGAGCACGGTAAGACATAGCGCGGTGGACCCGCCGGCAGCGCTATCGGTCCGGGCGGCGGTGCGATGCGTCGGTAGGTTCGCGGCGACTGGCCGTAATTCTGGTTCATTATCCGGGGCCTCCGGGAGGTGGTGCCGGTCCGAACGTCTGACCGCCTGTGATACCTAGCAAAACCGCTCCGGTGGACGGTTTGGAGCAAACAAGATTGAGCGCAGTTAGGCTCAAGCCGACCGATGCAATCTGGCCTTGTGGAATTGTCGAATACCACCCTGTCCAGGCGAAATTTGCGTCTTCATGGATGACTAAGGTGATGTATTTACTGTTGAAAAGGAAAGCGGTTCCCTTCGGACAGTTAAGGTCGAAAAATAGCGGGGTATCGCCAAGTAACAATCCTCTAAATCCACTGTTGACGGGATCGTCTTTGCCCCAACGCGAGGCTGGGTCGTTGTTGTAGCGCTCGACCGACATGAAGTCGGTCATCAGCGTGGTCCAGTCCTCGATACTGAGCACGCCGAAATCTATCGCCTCGCCGCCGGAGTGTTTCGCGGCGGCGAGCAGTTGCGGAATGAACGCCGCGCGCGTCAGCACTGCGCCGGTCGCTGCATTCTTCAGGCCCGCCCATGTCGGGTAAGTGGCGCGTGACAGTCCGCCATAGACATCGACGGTGCTGCCATCGTCGTAAGCGTCCAAGAGGCCAAACATTTGCAGCGCCACGTTGCCGGCGTTCGATCCGAACAGTGCAGTCGCTAACGAGTTGAGCGCGCTGTTCTTCAGATCGTTCATCTTCAACATCAGTCTGGACGCGACTGCGATAGCGTCTTGCGTAACCAATTGCTCCAGACCCAGAGAAGATACCGGCGTCGCCAGCGCGCATAGATTGAATTCGGCGTTGACGGTCGCGGCAACATCCGTAGGCAGATTAAATTGACCAGCAGGACCAATCCAGCTTGAGGTGACATACTGTCCTGTCTGCACCGGCTGTGTGTATGGGCTCACACCACCGCTGGCGCGGATGGCATTTCTAAGCAGGAGAGCCAATAACGGATTTTGCCGGTAAATGAGAATAACGACCATTTGAGCGAAGACACGGCGCACTGTGGCTTCAAGCTCTAGGCCGATAGGACCTGACGGGATCAGGCCAGTCCCTAAGATGGGCATAATTAGAACCTCTGTTGCTTGCGACGTTCCTCGTCGTTGTAGAGCGACTTGAGAATTTCGCTACGCGCCCAACCTTCCGGGTCTTTGGCGATCTCGGTGAAACCGGGAGCCTTGTCGTGGTTCCAGCGACCGTCATTGAAGGTTGCGTCAGAGGGCTTTGGATTTTTCGAAGCTTGGTAGCTTGCCGCTACTTCGTAGTCGCCGATGTTGCGTTCGACCATGAATTTCTCAAGGTCTTCCATCGCCTGATCGGTAAAGCCGTATTCGGCTTGTGTTCTTTTGCGGGTGTCCTCGAAGTTTTTCTTCGCATTTGCTTCACGCTCGGCGCTCTCGCGGTCGTCCCGCTCTTTCTTCTCCGCCGCAAAGCGCTGATCGACCCGCTGCTCGATGTCATAGTCAGGGATCGACATCTCCGGGTATTTCTTTTTGATCAGCGCTTTGGCTTCTTTGGTGAGGGCCGGATCGTTGTAGATCGTCTCGACAAAGTCGGCGACCTGCTTGCGACCGACAAGGTGGTTATAATCTTCGTCGGAAATCGTGCGCGGCATCGTCGGCTCAATTGTTGTTGTTCTTACCGACTATGGATGGTTGAAGCGGCACACCCCCCTCCGGTTTAGGTACGCACTTCGGAATTGCGCCCCATTCGCTTGTCTCGCTCTGCGTATCGACTTGCAGGATCGTGCGCGGCGGAGTTTCAGGCGGTGTCGTGATGGGTGGATCATATGAGCGATTTTGAGCCATCGTTATTCTCCGTGTTTGTTACTTCGTCGTCCTCTTCCACTGCAACGGTGTAGTCGGGTCCGAAGTGATATGCCGCAAGATCTGCGCAGAACATCGCGGCTTCCAAGGTCGGGAACGGGATCGGACACTCCGCGACTGCCCCGCTCTCACGATAGGCGACAAGGTAATACATCGTCATGCACCCGGTAAAGGCGTGCTTGGCATGGGCGGCTGGGCCGCCGCACCGGGGAATGGCGAGGGTCCAGCGGGCTGTTCAGGTCCGCCGCCGCCGCCTTGATTGGGTCTTTGCTGGCCCATGATCCGTGAAAGCAAGGCGTTCTTGACGATGTTACGCAACAAATCTTCAAGTTGGGTCTTCTGCACACCCGCACCCGGTGATCCGGTCGGCAGATGGCGGCTGATGCGTTGCAGGGCTTTCAAGGTATCCTGATAAACCGGCGTTCCGGTTCCCAGGCTCGGCAGCGCTTGGTTCATCAAGCCGATAGCTTGCTGCAACATGGTAAGCGCGCTGGCCTGATCGCCGGGACCCGGCGCGCTGACTTGCGGGCCGCGCTGGCGGTTGCCGAGTGCGGCAAGGATCGGGCCGCCGCCCTGTAACGGATTGCGTCCACCGCCTCCTTGAGGTTGAGGGGTCGCGGGCGGGCCTTGTTCTTCGCCGTCCTGCTGGGCGCTGTCGAGGAATGACATCGTATGACCTCGCGACGCAAGAAGTTACACTATCCCGGCTTCTTTCGTCCACCGCCACCCTTGCGGCCGCCCAGCGGGAAGCCAAGCACGCCCGCTACCATCTCCTTCGTCTCCTCCTGCTGTGCCATCTGCGCTTGTTTCTTCTGCCGTTGGCGTAGCCGCGAGAGCAGCAATTCTGCGCCGGGTGGATGCAGCATATGGATCAGGTCCTCGGCATCGACCGCCCCGGCGCGAGCGAGTGCAATGGCGACCTGACGATTGTCCTCGGCGAAGGCCGGACTGGCGGAATGGCTATCGACCTGAATTTGGAAGTCGTCGGGCATGGTTTTGAGTGTGAACTCGATCTTGCTGTCGCCGGTCACATAGACGTGGGGGTCCATAGCCTGCATAAGCCGGTAGGCGAGGTAGCCGCTCTCAGCGAGTTGTCGTTCGATGCGGGCTGCCTGATCAATGAGGCGCGGTGTCGAAGTTCGAACAAGCGTCTGAGCGTGAACGCCTGCTCTGACACCGGGCTCACCCTGACCGGACATAACAGGAGAGAAGCCTGACGCTTCATCAAAAAGCTGAAACAGGAATTGTAGTTCTTCGAGGTAGTTTGCCGGTGGCGGCTCAGTGAGCTTGCTGGCTTTCGCATTTGGGTTCGGGTCGTTGATAAACCCGCCTTCCGAAATGATCTTGTAATATTGCTCTTCGGTGATCGAGGTAAAGCCGGAGAAGACTTGCGGCGCGGCCACATTGCGGTCCCACATGACTTTGAGATCGCGCATCCTCTTGTTTAACACGTCCTGTAACATCTGAATGTCGGCGATAAATGAACGGCCCCAGAAATAACCGGGCGTCGGTTGTGGCTGGACTTTCAGAAACCCATGCCGTCCGGGAATTTTCGAGACGTTGCGGCGCGTTTTGTCGCCCTCGAGGATGATCGGCTCGTGACCATAGACATGCTGGATCGTGGTGTAGTCGCCGTCTCGATCACGGTCTTTGATCCATAATTCGCAGAGCTTGACCGTAGGGGTAAGCCTGCGGTTGGGCCGCCAAGGTGTCGGCACCGGGAAGACATTGACAATGCCAGCCGCTTCACTGCGCGGGGCACCGCCGGGATAATCACCCAGCGGGTTAAGACCGCCCACCACCATCTGGTGAAAATAGTTGGGTTGCTCATCCATCTCACGGCCGGGTTTTCCTTCCTCAATGCGCGCCAGCAATTCTTTCCTTTTTGGATGGCCCTTGAGCATCTCTCGTAGGCGGGAGATTGTCGGATAGCTGGTGTGGCAGAAAGCTTCCTGCTCGTCGAGGCTCAGCGTCGTCTCGGACAGCACGCCGAAATTCTGCGGGTGAACGGGGGCGACGTGAAAGCCGTCATGATCTTCGTCGGGATTGTGCTTAAGCAGCATACAGCCGTTGATCAACGACCAGACCACCGCCTCGGCAAAAGTGACATCGCTGTCGGTGTTGCGGTAATCAGCGGTGAGCTTGTCTGAGCATAGTTGCGCGCGTTCCAGCACGCTGTCGCTCTCGTTGTCGTCGTAGATCATGGCAAAGCGCACGTCGGTCGGTTGCATCAGAAAACCGGCTAGCTTGTTGATTGCCGGGCCGGTCTTGTTGTAGATCGCCGCGCGTGCGTCGTAAGTACCGGTGTAGTAATATTGCGTGGCGCGGGTGTAAACGAGGCCGCGTTCTTGTGCCGACGCCATACACTCGTCAGTCAGTTCCTTTACCCATAATTCGAGATCGTCGTCCGGGATACGCAGCATCGCGCCATTCCTTGTCCTGCGCTCTCCATTCAACCTCACGGTAAATCGCGTTCATTACGTCGGCAATGGCTTGCGTACTACCGACTGCGTCAGCCCAACGCCAAAGCTTTTGTTCGTATTCGATTAGCGCGGTCATACTCATGCTGGCGAAATCTTCCATGCCGATGGGCCGAAGCTCCGGCCGCCCTCGGATGGTCCGCATGATCGGCATTACCAGACTTTCATGGATCGCCGTTTCGATGCCTCGATCAGGTCAGGCTGAGTGCCGTCCTTGAGCATTTTTTGCAGCGTATCAACCCCGGAATAGCCGCCGCTCGCCAGTCGCGCTTGGCGGCCCAAAGCCAACGCCGTCTCCATCATGTTGCCCGGAGCACCCCAGGAACTCATCTGCGCTTGCTGCATCGCCGTACCCTGGTCTTTGTAGCGGACCTTGGGCACGCCGCCGTGACGGGTGTCGTGAGTTATGTCCGCGACGCCGTAGTCCTCGTGGGCGATGGTTTCGGCGAGCTTGGCGGCCTTGCCGACTGTCGAGCCGCCGATCGCAACTGGCTTAAATATTTGAGACGTTTCTTGCGCCTCACATGCCGGACAAGGTGGGGGTGGATCATCAACCTGCTCCATTGATAGTGTCAATTCAATGAAGTGTCCGCACTGTTCACAGCCGTAGGTACGGACGATTGGCATTAGATAACCTTTAGTATTGGCGGGCCTGACGGCGGCTCAGTTGGCAAAGTCTTCCGCTTTCGATCCGCCTCTAGCATTTCAAATCGACTGACGCGGTGAGACACGATTGGTCCAGCAAAGCCTCTGTGCATTTCGACGTAAAATATCTCGCTATCGTCGTCGGTCAATTTTACGGTGCCGTTGGGCAGCAACTCAGCACTGACGAAGTATGGACGTTTGAGCTTTTTCATCAGAACCTCTCCTTGTGCTCGCGCGCCTTGCGATTGATCATCGCCATGTGCTGCGAGAACGCGAACGATAGAACGGTTTGTGCATCCTGCGGCGGGCGATTGCCCTTCACACTATCCCAAGTAAGGTTGCGAGCCACAAGCATAGGACGACGCCACTCCACCCAAGCGTGGTGAGCAAGAACCAGTGCCGATACAAGATCATCATTTTCCCCCGTGTCAGGCCCCGCGCCTATCCACCCCTCGTCTTCAACGATACTTTGCATTTGCGCTATTAATTTGGGCGAGCGTACCTCAAGCCGCCGCAACATCAGACTATCGCGAAGCTCCGAATATACCTGATGCTTATTATCTGAATTTGCCTTCCACGCGATCACATTTCCGGCTCCGCCTAGTGTGTCGGGACGTTTGTAAAGAAACCAGCGAACAGCCCCAATCATGTTTAGAATATTTTCTGACCCCGGTTCCCCTTGCAAAATCCCCCGTTCTGCCAACTGGCGCAAGTTTCTCACTTCCGGAAGAACGGCGGCTCCTACGCCTGTTACTTCTAAATTGGCGATGTGGTCGCGATATGCCCCCGCTAAGTGCGCCAATACCCAAGCCAACTGATATGTCAGTGGTTTGTTGCTCTGAAACTCCGCGATCTGAACCACTCGGTCAGCGTAGCAACGCAGCACCTCGATGGCATGGTCATCACTTTCGCCGCCACCGCCACCGGATGGATCGACACCAATGACATAAACTCCACCAGGCTCGGGTGGCTCCCAGACTTTGAGTTGCGCACTCTCAGGGTCCGTTGTTTGTTCGATTTTGCTGGAGAGGAATTTCTCGTCGAAAGTATATCTGTAGCCCTTGTAGGGCGGCGACACGGGCGATAGTTGCTCGGAGATTTCCAATGTCCGCTGTGCTGGAAAGAAGCCACTGCCGGACGCGATGAAGCATTGTCTTTCGTGCCACGGGAAGTGGCGGTGCATGTACTCCTCGGCCTTGAACTCGCTCTCTCTCCGCCACCAACAAATTTGTTCTGGCTTGACGACGTAATTGTATTGCTGCTTGACGAGGCGGGCGTCGTGGACTTCTTGATCAGTAAGCCGTCCGTCCCAATAGATGCGGTAGTCGGGATCGGACTTCGGGATGGAATAGGTCGGCTGCGCCCAGAAACCGATGAACACAAAACGCATGTGCCGGTCGGTCTTTGCCTGCTGACAAAAATTGTACCACCAGTTAAAGCCGTTCGCGATGCTCTCCCAGATGTAGAGCCGGTGTGGGTTCTCGCGGGCCAGCGAGGCTTTCAGGCTTTCGACGCCGGCTAGAGATTTCCACTGCGCGCACTCGGTTGCGTGCATCATGTTCAGGGCGCGCGATGCGCCGAGATCAGGATTACTCGCGGCCGCTAACAGATCGATGACAGAGCGGTTTGCGAACGCAATGCCGTTGCGGTTGTTGGTGACAAGCTTGTGTTCGGGGGATCGCCATTCGGGAGGGAGAGTTTCTAGAAGCGAGGCGAAAATGCGCCTCAAGCGCTCTAGGTTGTCGGTACGGTCGGCAATGATCGCACCCTGCACGCCGGGGTTTGCTAATGCCCAAAAAAGTTCAATCACGCTTGCGACTGTCGTGATTGCCACCTGACGGCATTTTAGGACGACAAATTCATGGACGCCTTCGTTCAGCCCCTTCGCCACCGTGTCGATAACGAGGCGTTGGGAGAGCCACGGTTCGACCCGCGCTCTCCCAAGCTCTTTAGTATCAATCTCCACCGACGTTAGTAGATCGTAAATTCCCTGTCGGATCGTTGCCATCGACGGCTGGCCCTGTGTTGGTGTCCACGTCGGGTTGCGGCGCGACACTACCGTAGACATTCCCATCCCGTAAGGGCCAGCGGCCGCTCAAGTAACGCGGGGCCCCGATAGCCGTCTGCATCTGGCGGATTTGCCCCATGAGCCGGGTGGACAATTGCTGCTCCTTGTCGGCGGCGGCCTTGAAGCCTTCGAGCATGATCGAAATGTTCTTTAGTTCGTCGGCAATGTCCTTGAGCCGCTGTTCGACCAACTGCTCAATGAACTCGTGTGCTTTATCGGGCATTTGCGATTTCTCCTTATCGCTGCTATAGGGGAACTTCTCCACAGAACTACGCGAAACTAGGGCATTTGGACCGCCGGGGTGGATTGCTCTCCTAGCCCGGCGGTTTCTTTTTGGCCTCTTCCTCATAGGCAATTAGTTCCTCGCCTTCGACCTTGAGCGCCATCAGCAACTGCTCAACGGCCTCTTTGACATCGACGCGATCTCTGTCGAGACTGTCAAAGATACGCTCTAATGCGCGATTTGATTTTTCGATGATTTTACGATAGCTATGTTCCACTTTCGTTCTCCTTTTTTGCCACATTTTTGCCAAAAATTTTTTCCGATTTTTTTTTACTTTTTTAGGAGGTTTTTCAGGTCCCACTCGTCTGGCGGGTCCTGCTCTAGCAGTGGCGGGCGGCAGAACAACCGCCCGTCGCTTAGTTCGATGCATTGCCCCGGCCGCATGTGACAGCCGAGATGCTCGGGATCGCCCACACAGAGAGCGGACCAGATGCTTACGAAAACTAGGATGCTCGCCATTTAGCTGAGCTTCCCACGCTCGTATTGCTGGATCAGGTAATCCCGGCTGTTCTTGCAGCCGAGACTGTAGCCGTCATAGAAGCCGTCCATTGCTACTTTGAAACCTGGATGGAGCTCGTTCTTTTTAGATGTGACCTGCTTTACCACGTCACTCATGCCGGCGATGGTTTCTAGGGCTTCAAGCACTTTGTCGAAGTCTACTTTGGTACTCATTACTCTCCTCCTAACATCCACAGTAACCGTCGCTATCGACGTAAGTCTCGCGGCCGCATTCCCAGCATCGCCCCCATGTCTTGCCGAAACGCTTCTGCGGCGGTTCCGCTTTTTCGGTGATCAGGTTCGCAGCAACCCAGAACTCTTTGCTACGATCCAAAAACATCAGCTTGGCGCGCTCGCCGTATGTGGTTTCGCCTTGCCACGCCAAGATGTACGTACGGCCTTTGTACTCTGCGTACTTGGTTGTCATGCTGCTCTCCTAGGTTTTTTCGACACCAACATTCTTTCAAGACGCCGATGGACGCGATTAATAATAGGGTCGTTTGGCCAATCCTCAGTCCATATGTCCAAGATTTCGAGGATGGCCCACGCTTCCTCAAAGTTCATGCGTAACTCTTGTCGTTTTTTGTTGTTAAGCTCCGTCATGCTGCTCTCCTGAATGTTTCCCGGACGAGTTTCAGCGCCGCCATTTGGCGGCGATATTCGCTCGGGTTGTCGTAAACATCGATGATGTTTTGCTCTGCTAGATCGATAACAAGCTCTATCGCCGCGTCGATGTCGGACGCGGTGTCCTTGACTTTGGTTCGCATTTGGGTTTTCTCCACAGTTGTAGGACCAGCGAGCCGGTCGCCTTTCAAACAACGCGGCTCGCTGGCGAGCGCTCTGCCTCCCAGGACTACACTGCCGGAGCGCGCGACAATGTCCAATTTAATCCCTTGACGCCTCCGCGCCAAGGGATTTTTTTGACTTAGCCCCACACTCTCTGCCAGCCACAACTAGCCATAAATTGTTCTTTGTGTGCGTCGCGTAATCCCATGCTATTGGCGAGCGCATGGCAGGTATCTAACAAGGCCTCTTGTGCGTCTTGGTGGCTGTCTTCCCATACTGCCTTTTGCTGGCGCATGATCGTTTCAATTTCATCACGCAGCAAATGAGCCTCAAATACTTTTACAGTCATGTTTGCTCTCCTAACTGCGTCCACAGATGAACGCGGCAAAACGGCGGATTGCTCCGCCGCTTCGCTCTCGTTCAATTTCATGTTGTGTGCACCGTTACGCTTTCCTCGCGAACGCTAGCAATGCGCCAGCCTTCGTGATCTGTCCCGGGGAATGTCTTAAGGCTTTGAATTGTGTTTTCGATAGCGGCGTGAAAGTCTTTCACGTGAATGTAATACCAATGCCAATCTCCGTTCGGCGCTTCGAACGTTATTTCGTATTTGCGAAGCCCGCTCATTTGTGCTCTCCTAACTGCGTCCACAGATGAACGCGGCAAAACGGCCGGGAAGATCCGGCCGCTTCGCTCTCGTTCATCACCATGCGGAATAGTCGAACCACGTACAGAAAGCTTGCTTTTCATACCACGGCGTTTGCATCGCCATAGTCCGGCATTCTTCCATACTGTCCACTCGCATGGAAACGTTGTGGCCGTGTTCCGTCCAGCACAGGAACACGGCCGCAACAACGAACAACGTTTTCACGCTGTCTTCTTTAGTTCGGCCATTTTGCTAGCGAGCGTGAACAAGGCGCGATTGAGTTTCACGTCTTGGTCGATCCCGTTAACCTGCCGTGTCGTGGTACGGCGCGGCCGATTGTTTGCGTCCGTGCCCATCGCGGTAAGCCCGCCCTTGATAACGTTTTCTTGGATCACGTTGAATGTGGTCCAAAGGTTCGGCTGTTGATCGGCTTGCCTGCGAGGGATTAACAATTGTGCGGGCTTGATTGGCGTATCAACCTTGCCCTCTGCATCGGCGAAGCGGACAGTGTGCGCCGCTTCGGCAAATGCGTGTTGTTCATCCCGATTAAGATTGATCATCGGCCAATCCTGCGGCGCGGCGAGTGCCGCCTGTGCGGTATCGAGAACGCGGTAGGTGCCATCGATAACCTTGGTCTGAACGTCCCCAGAGTGGCGGACGCGCAGACTTTCCATCTCGCTTGTTTGAGCGACAAGCGAGTTAAGGCATAGGACCTTGAACAAGCCTGCTAACAGATCGTAAGCAGCCGAACCATCGTTGGCATTCTTGAGCATGATTTCAAACAACGTGTCGCCAACACTGTACTTTGCTTGATCGTCCATGCGGCGGAAGCGCACCGCATGTTTTGTATAGTCGCGACGATCATCGTGCCGCACCACACATTGCTTCGCAGCGACCGGCGAGAAGCCTTCCCGCTGCAATGCCCGCACAACTTCGATGGTCGGGATCGGCCGAAACTTTTCGCTTCGTGAATGGTGCGCGGTTTCGGCAAAGATTGAAGGAGCGAGGTTTCGCATTTCATCTTCGCTCAAAACACGCGCGCTATCGAAGCGAGCCGAATCCGAATAGTAGTCACGTGCGATAAAGGCCATTGTTTATCTCCACAGTAACAGACGCACACGATTGTGCGTCCGGCATTGTGGAGAAACGGGGTGACCCGCACCCCGCTATTTGTTCATGCCGCTTCGTTCGTGACACTGTGCGTTGTGTGTCTGTCACTCAACACATAAAGTTTGTCGGTCACAGATGACGGCAGATCAAAGATTGTAATCTCGAAAGTACCATTCTCATTCTCAATTTCGAGCGTGACTGAGTTAGCGTTGTCCACATAAGTGTGCGACAGACGGACATTAGTTGCACGATGAATTGAAAGAGACGTCATTTGTTGATCTCCACAGAAACGGCCGCACACGATTATGCGGCCGCCATTGTGGAGAGTAGTTAGAGATGAGTGTCGCGCAACACGGCGCATCCGCGCGTCCGGTAATCAAGCCCGCCAGTGGAAAGGCGGCTACCGCGACCGCGTGAGACGCGACACGTTCCCGTCGAATACACCACAGGGAAAGCCCGCCGGGAGTACCGCGACCGTTAAACGCCCGGCCGCATGGGAAGTGTCTGCCTTTCCGCAAGTTATGTCAAGAGAAATAATTGGACAATCTGATAAAGACTTAGGCAGTCGAGGCAGTGACGACATTGTGATGTCAAGCAAGTTATTTGTTAGTCCGTCCAATTTTTTCTCTTGACACACCTAGCATCGTGTGGTAAGCGCGTCGCGATGTTACGATGTTCGACAGTGCGTGTTGATGTATTACATT